ATCTGTACTTTGAATTTGATAGAGACGGAACAGGTTGGACTAATAGTATTTCTGTTGATGCCGTTTTAGAGTCATATAACGGAACTTCTTGGACAACCTTAGATACCAAAACTATTAAACCTACCTGGAATAGGTACGGGGTAAAACATGAACAACCAACAGGTATCGACATAGTAGGTCACTACAAAACATCTGTGGGTATTGTAAAAGTATTTGTAAGGGTATCTATGAGTACTGGATTTATTCCATTTGGCGATAGTGGGGCTACTCATAAGATTCGCGCAAAAGTTACAAATAACTCCAGCGGTAACGATGATGTATACCTACTTGATTATATTAATGGAAAAAGACTAGGTAACAAGTTTACTGTAGAGTTTAGAAACGAAAGTCGGACTGCTGATACTAATGGAGAGATTAGAGTTATATTCGGTCCTAAATTCCAAACACTTCCTTTCAATCTAAAATCAAACTTTAAAGTAGATCAAGAAGTAAAGCCTCAAGGTGCAGTAATATTTCCATCTAATACTGCAATTGCTCCGTTTGCTCAATCTATCTATCACCCTACTTCAAGTGTCGGTACAAGTATAACTAGCGGACCTTTAAATCCGTACATTTGGGTATCTTCTAGCTTAACAGAGAACTTCGGAGCATTCCAAAGCTCTGACCAGCACGAAAGCTTAGGGTTCAAAGAGTTTATAACTCCTTTCACCATCCAGCTAGGTGATGAACTTAGAGCCGAGGGTAATGAAAATAAAGTATACACTGTTGTGGATATATGGGAAAAGGGAGATAGTCGTATAGATGATACAGATTTATTTGCAAAAAGACCAGATAAGGGAATGGTACTGAAAGTTGCTCCACCTGTACCATACGGGACTATACTTTCAAACATCTTAATTAGAAGATATGTAGATGATCCTACAAAAGTACTTCTATATACAGATGATCCTCAAACAGTTGACGAATTTGGAACTGTAACACCGCAATACATCTCACAAGACTTACGTACAGACTTTGAAAAGTATGCAGATAAAGCCTTCACTTTAATACGGTAGTATAAAACCTCCCTTAAGCTCTATTTATAATTAAAATCTAACAAGAAATGGGATATTTAAATAACTCAGTAGTAACAGTTGATGCTATCCTTACCAAAAAAGGTAGAGAGCTCCTAGCAAGAGGCGATGGCTCTTTCCGCATTACTCAATTTGCTCTATCTGATGATGAAATTGATTACACTCTGTATAATACCTCTCACCCTTCAGGGTCTGCATACTACGGAGAAGCTATTGAAGCTATGCCGCTACTTGAAGCATTCCCAGACGAAACTCAAATTATGAAGTACAAGCTTACTACTCTTCCTAGAGGTACAGCTCGTCTTCCAATCCTAGCTACAAAATCTGTAGTAACTCTAAAGCAGGGTCAGTCAGAAGCTATCACTCCTCAAACCCTCAACTACCTTGGTAATAATCAGACATTTGAGACAAGTGGATACACCTTCACAATCGCTGACGCAAGAGTAGCTTCTGCATTCCAGGGAGTAGGAATCAATACTGAAGAAGCTAACAGATTAAACAGCACTACGACTCTCGGAACAAACGTATCTAAGACTGTAATCGGAACTAGCTTGAATATTACAGCTACAAGCGTAAACACCCTATTTGGAACTAACACCCAACTGCAAACAACTCTAACAATCATCGGTAGAGATTCAGGAGCTAGAGTGACCATTCCTGTAACAATTACAAAAGTAAATTAATAGCATATGTCATTTAAAAGATTTGACGCCGAAGACTTAGTAATCGCTTCTGAAGCTGTATCAGCACCGGTTTGGTCAACAGGAGATCCTATCCTAACAACCTTCTTTACATCCTCTACTCAGCCTAACCTAGAATCGGGTAAGTTCTACTACGATGTATATCAGACAGGGTCTACGTTAGATAACGCAGCAGTACAGTTCTCTATCGCATACGGTGATTTAGATGGATCAGGATCAGCTCCTTACAACTCTTCAGTAGTAGGTAAGTCTCCTTCTTCTACTATCTACGGACAATACAGAACACTGGTACTTGGAGACGAAGAAAGTTCATTTAGTTTCGGCGGAGTTAGTCAAGAATATTTCTATGCTATTACTATTGATAGAAATCAATTTAAAGAGTCGTTACTACCAGCTTCTTTTAATTTGACATTAAAAAATACAAGTAACAGAATACTCACACTAACCGATAATAGTACAGCAGTCACTACAGTAAGTTACAACGATGCAGGCAGAGTATACCAGGTAGTAAGTGGATCCAACGGTGTCCCTTACACAGGAGTTAACGCAAATGGATATACTGCTACCTCCGGATCTTACGGACTATTCCTACCAGACATCGGTACAATCATCTTGAACGGTGCAGCACTTGATATTAATGGAGCTCAAGGTATTAACCTAAGCACTACAAGAGGTACTACAGCTGCAGCAAACCCAGCAAAACTCTATCAGGTAATTAACTCAGGAAGCTCATTCCAGTTAAACTATAAAGAGACAGTAACCTCTCAGTTTGTTTTTGCTAGAATAAGAAACAGTGAGTTTAACTACTCAACTAACCCTTCCTACATCACAGGATCTGGAGACCTCAGAATTAGCAGCATGCTAGATACACCGCAGTCGTACATCACTTCTGTAGGTATGTACAACGACAACAATGAGCTTCTAGCAGTAGCAAAGCTGTCTAGACCTCTGCTGAAAGACTTCACTAAAGAAGCGTTAATCAGAATCAAGCTTGATTTCTAAATGAATGAGTGCATTTATAAAGTTAAACAAACAGGATGCATTCATAACTCCTTATACTGCGTATAAGAGCTGGACGATTGATAGCGCTAGTCTACAAGACTACGGTATTGAAACTTTTACAGCTGAAGCTACGGGATCCTACACAGGCATATTCAACCCAGCCTTATCCGACACTACCGGACAATCTAACTCAGAATATAGTACCTTAGTATACAGGTCTTTAAGACACCTGTACTATTCCGGAGTCTATACTGGAGCTGAATCTAGCAGCTCTTTTGAAGATTATAAACAGACTACACTTTCTTCTAGCTTATCTCGTACAATTAATGATGATATGCTAGTTGTAAGTATCCCGCGTAATATTATAGGATCTGCAATTAAGCCAGGTACATTTACTTTAGGAACCGATGCGGATGTAGCTGCATACGTATCCGGAGGGTACGTTGCTGTATCGTATGTTACATCGCCGACAACCGGCAGCTTTGTTATATATGACGACGGAGAGGGTAAATTAGTATTAAGCGGTAGCTCTAGTAAGGTTGGAGATATAATTTATACCCACGGACAAGCAATCATTACCGACTCAGCTTCTATAAACCTAGTACAATCCTCTTCTGGATACGATGTACACTGGCAATCTACTTACGAGATTTACACCCATAATTATAGATGTAGAGTTCGTGAACAAGACCTAAACTACTCTCAGAATCCTTCCATCAAATCAGGCAGCAACGGCGACATCTACAACTTTGCAACCGGAAGTTATTTCCAACCTTACGTCACAACAGTTGGATTATACAATGATTCTAACGAACTTATAGCAGTAGGAAAGTTAGGTCAACCTATACCTAAGTCAAGGTATAACGATATGACTTTCGTCATTACATTAGATATTTAAAAATATGACTGAACCTACCTGGACTTATAAGGGTAGAGGTATCACTGAGATTTCTGACATGCCGGAAGGCACTTACGGATTTATCTATCAGATTACCCATACCCCTACTAACAAAAAATACATCGGCAAGAAAGTCGTGTACTTTACCCGCAAGGTAAAGCTTACCAAAAAAGAAATTGCCGAACAGACTGGTCCTGGCCGCAAGCCAACCACCAAGCTCGTTACCAAAGAAAGTGACTGGGCTAACTACTACGGATCAAACAAAGAGTTCCTGACTCTAACTAAGATTCATCCTAAAGAGCAGTTTCAAAAAGAGATTTTAGAGTTCGTGACTTCTAAGAAAATGCTTACCTACTACGAGTGTAAATATTTATTTAAATACGATGCTATTGAAAATAATCCTTTATACTATAACGATAACATTTTAGGTAAATTCTACAGGAAAGATTTTCTATGAAACTGATCCAAGCCCTCTTAAGTGAAGATAAGTACGGAAATAAAGCGTACGATGAGCTTGTACGCAAGATGAAGGATGAAGGTGGTAAAGCCATCGGATACGGAGACAACGGAGTTGTTTTTGACCTAGGAAATGTTGGATCACTTTACAAAGTAACCTCTGATGAATTTGAGCTAGAAGATGCTCATAAAGCAGAAGGAAAGAACTTTAAGCATCTAGCTAATATCTTTGACGTTTACACTCACCCAAGCGGTAAAGCAGGCTTTTACGAAGTAGAAGATCTAGTATCAGCTCCCCAGGAAGTTCATCAAGCATTAGGATCCGGAGAAAATTTATACGATATTGGTGAATATATTATAGGTGGTAATGAAGAGAATCTTGCAAACACACCCAAAGAAGTTCAGGCCGGAGGAAAGACTTTCAAATTACATGACTTCTTCAAAGGAGTTCGTAAAGAGCTTTTAAGTGCCGGTATCGATCCCGATAATGTAGATCTTCTAGGAGGAGAGCATAACATTATGATGACTAAGTCCGGAGATCTGAAGTTAATCGACTATTAAGTTGGTTACAAACGGTTTCGTTCATATATTAAGGTTATAACTAGTTAACACCTCCTAATGGAGAACCCTATTTTATTAAACGCTGTTGAAAACGTTCTTGGAAAGTCTCATAAAAGGGCCCGGGATAACTATGCTTTCAACTGTCCGTTTTGTAATCACCGCAAACCTAAGCTAGAGGTTAAGCTGTCAACAAACGAGAAAGGAGAAAATCCGTGGGAGTGTTGGGTGTGTAATACTCGAGGCCGCACCATTAAGTCGCTTCTAAGACAGATGAAGCTTTCAAGAGAGGAAGCTAATGAAGTTCTTAAGTACGTTAGAAAAGGAGAGACAGCTGACTACGAGGTAACGTTTGTAGAACTTCCTAAAGAGTTTCAAGCCCTTGCTACTGCTACACAAACCTCAGTAATTGCAAATAAGGTAAAAAATTATCTCTATAAAAGAGGTTTAACAGATAACGATTTTATTAAGTATAATATAGGATACTGTACAACAGGAGAGTATGCCGGTAGAATCATCGTACCTTCATACGATGATAATAATCAGCTAAACTTTTTTGTTGGCAGAACATTTGAGAATAATTATTTTAAGTACAAGAATCCTTCTGCATCTAAAGATATAGTAGGGTTTGAGAATATGATTAACTGGGACCAGCCCGTCATCTTGGTTGAAGGAGTCTTCGATGCCATGGCTGTTAAACGTAATGCTGTTCCAATCTTAGGTAAATCTTTATCTAAGAGTTTATTAATGAAATTAGTGTCTAACAAGGTTCAAGACATTTATATAGCATTGGATAAAGATGCTTTAAAAAGTGCGCTACGCTACTCTGAGCAGTTTCTGTCAATGGGTAAAAGAGTGTTCCTTGTAGACATGGTCGATAAAGATCCTTCCGAAATGGGTTTTACTAATTTCACCCACCATATCCAACAATCCCAGGAGCTAACCTTCAGCGACCTTCTGAGATACAAATTAGAATTTGCATGATTTATCCAGGTTCAAACTTTTTATTAGAACACAAACAGAAACGCATTCAGTTCGACGGAGAGCTAAAGCAAATTACTCTTCCGGACCGTCGTGTTTACAAAAGAGGAGAAGGTCTCTACTACCCTTCAGTTACTACCGTACTTCAGTACATGCCCAAGAACAAGTTCTTTGAGCAATGGATTAAAGACGTAGGACATAATGCTGACCTTATCATGCGTAGAGCAGGTGAGGAAGGTACTGCTGTACACGATGCAGTTGAAATGCTTATCAAAGGAGAGGAACTTAGCTGGATCGATGACTACGGTAAGGCTAAGTACTCGCTGCTGGTATGGCAGATGATCAATAGGTTTGCAGAAGCCTGGAGAACTATGAAGCCTGAAATCATTGCCACAGAAGAATTTACTTTCTCTGATGAGCATAAGTACGCGGGTACTGCTGACATCATAGCAAAGATTGGAGACGAGGTTTGGCTCTTAGATATCAAAACTTCAAATTCTCTACATAAGACCTACGAACTACAGCTTGCAGCCTACGCTAAGGCCTGGGAAGAAATGTACGGACAGAAGATCGATCGTACCGGTATCCTGTGGTTAAAATCAACCAAGAGAACTACTTCAAATAAAGACGGAGTATTTCAAGGAAAAGGATGGGAATTAAAGATTGTGGATAACATCGAAGAAAACTTTGAACTATTCCAACTCATCTACAAACTATACCTTATTGACAACCCAGCCGACGAGCCGGTATTTCAGACATATCCCCTATCGCTAAAGTTGTAAGCTATTTATAAAGAGCCTATCTTTAGGGTGATAAATAGCACAGAAT